CAAGTAGGCAACAAGATCAAAAATGCTGTACGCATCGCGGCGGCACCTCATGCCATATTTGCGCAGATCGTAACCTCCACAGGGGCGGGCACAAATGGGACAAATGATGTCTTGCCAAATAGTTATGGCACGGGCGTGCCATTGCCTCACAGCTTTTTTGATGCGGCTGATGCACAATCAACAAATACATACATCACAAATGCAAGCGGTGGCCCGTATGGGCTTGACTTTTCAGCAATTGCACCGCTTGACAACGGTTTGAGATCGATCGCTGATATCTTTTCAACGGTTGGACAATGGCCCGTGATGCGCCAAAACTCTTTTTCATGGCGTGGCTGTTTTGATCCTACGGGCCGATTTGGGAGACAGCCCGCAACAGCTGCACACATCACAGACGTTGATATTATTGAGCTTGATGATGTTGACTTTTTCGATCCCAATCTCAAAGCCACATTTATGCGCACGTCGATGATTTACAATACAAGCGGCTTGAGCACAGTACGAAGTAACTCATTTACAAAATCATTGCCTACCAACGGATCGATCGATCGTGATTTTGGATTTTATTACAATCCGTCATTTGATGAGCAATCAATGGGGCAAGGTGATCGCGATAGGATGGCAATTTGGGATTTCTACAATTGGTCAAGGATCTCAATGCGTGTATCACTCAAGTTTGCTGTTTTGTGTGCGGGTGATAAAGTGGAGGTATCAAGCCGATTTATTGTTGATCCATATACACAACCGGATCGGACCTTCATTAGAAGGCCTGCAATGGTCTTGGAAATAGGCTATAATCTTAACGATCGTACATGTGATCTTGTGATCGGTGTGCCCCCGCTCTTCTAGGTTTTTAAATGAGATATATACCACACGTCAGCACACCGCCGCGAATCAATCAGATGCGTACAATGGGATACAAGACATTTGAGGATAAGGATTTTGACCTCAACATTGTAGGCATACGATCACGCAACAGGCGCGCTGATGCGTTTGATGATCATTTGTGTGTATATTACAAAGAGGGCGGTTTGTGGGTTGAAGAGCGATACAATTGCACCGTCGATGCGGGCGCATACTGGATGCAAAACCCATACAAAGAAGAGGGTTGTGCAATCCTCAAAGCGGGCCAATACAGAGGCGTATGGTCGATTGATTTACACAGGGGCAAGTATAAAGCCCTATGTCAAAAAGACAACGCGCCTGTCACAGTGTGGCGCGATGCAAACAAAGACTTGATACAAGACCAAAGAACAAGCGAAACAGGGTATTTTGGGATTAACTGTCATAGGGCTTTAGAGGATAGGATCGCGCGTCAAGTCGGGCGATTTTCGGCCGGTTGTACTGTAATCCAACACCCCGCAGATTTTGCCCGCCTGATGATGCTTTGTCAAATGCAAGTTGCCGCAGGTTTGGGCGATAAGTTTACCTATACGCTCATTGAGGATTAAAATGGATCCGTCAACATATCACGATCTTTGGATCAACCTTGCAACCAACAGCCCCTTTCTTGGTTGGATGATTTACAGCTATGTACAAACGCAAAAGGATCTCAAAGAGACACGCGAACAAAGCCGAAGTGAGGCGCGCGAGATCCGACAAGAGGCACGAGCTGAGGAACAAGAAATCAGGCGCAGATTTGAAAAAGTGATCAACGATTTGAACAAAGATCGATCGAAGCTTGTTGAAAGTTTTTCAAGTCGGATCGATAGTTTGGAACGTGGACAAAAGAAACTTTTCGCTATTTTAGAGCCTTTGAAAGAACAAATACACGAAATCCGATTAAAAGAGCAAGTTAAAAAAGAGCTTGCAAAAGGATAAAAAACAAAAAAGATCAAAAGATTGTTTGACTTCTTTTTTCAATATAGTATATTGAAAGTGTGGGGGCAATGAAGCACTCACATTTACAAAGGACAATGACAATGTCATACAACAATCCAAAAGACACAACATCTTATTACCAGTGGATCAAGATGTACAAAGCAGCCAAAACCCAATCAGAAAAGCAGCAACTGATTAATGACTACAAAATCTATGCTGAAGAGTATTTGCCACAATACCACAAGCCCGCTCTTAAAGTTGGTGAAACTCAACACTGGGCCGGCGAAGAGCAAGCATAACAACAACCAGCCCCCGCAAGGGGGCATCACTTACAAGGAGCAAAAAAAATGACATACACAAGACCACACAACATCAGCACAGATCCCGATAATCTCACATGGTCACAAATCGCAAAGATTGTACATGTAATGTTTCAGGCGGGTTGCACCTACCACAACAAAGCACACCTTGAGCAATACGCAAAAGAACACGGGCTAACCTTCAAAGATAAAGCACTTGTGAGCATCATGATTGATCGATACATTGCATGGCTCAATCGATAAGCAACAAGCCACAAAACACAGGCCCCTTATGGGGCCTTTTTTATTGCACAAAAAAGCCCGCAAAGATGCGGGCACAAAACTCAAGGAGCCGTTTTGTTTGTAGATATTAGGTAAAGTACATTACAAGTACAGCATCACCGTTTTCAAGGTTGCCGCCGAAGGTAATACGACCAACTGATCCCGCTCCATTGTTTGCAATTGCATACTCATTGTTATTGGTTGCGCTATCGCTCAATGCTGTCATGTTCAAAACATTCAAACCGTTTTTGAATACCATCGCTGATGAAAAAAATCCGCTATCAAGTGAGCGCGCAAGATCAAAGCTTGATGTTGATGAGCCTGAAACCTGAAACACTTCTTGGTAAAATGCCGCGCCAATTTTTGCCGCTGTCACAGAATCTGCAACAAGCTGAGAAGTGTTAACGGAATTGCTACCCATTTTCGCAGCGGTGATCCCGCCATCCTTGAGGCGCAAAGAATCGCTGTTGATTTCGATCGTTGAATCATCAACTGAAACAGTAAGAGCATTGCCCGCGCCGCCTGTGAGACCATTACCCGCAACGCTTGAGGCAAGTTTGTTTTCGTCCACAGCTGCATCTTGAATTTTTGCGGTTGCAACTGAGGCCGATCCGAGCTTCGCCGATGTCACGGCACCTGTTGCAATGGCTGCACTATCGACAACACCGGATCCGAAAAGTCCAGAATCACCGATCGCACCGTCTGCAATGGCCGCGCCCGTAACTGAGTTTGCTCCCATTTGGCTTGATGTGATTGTTCCAACGCTCAATCCGCTACCACTAAGGGCAAGCGTTGATCCGTTGAGTTTTACTTGCAAAGATCCGCTTTGAAGTTCAACACCGTTACCCGCTTTGACTTGCAATTCACCGCTTGAAAACTCAAGGCCCGCATTTGATGACAGGTCAACCGCTAAAGTGGATCCTGACTTGCTCAGGCCGTCCCCAGCTGTGATGCTAGCTAAACCGGTGAATTGAGTGATTGAAATATCAGTTGTGCCAAGATTAATGTTATCAGTTACAACTATAAATCCGGCGTCCGCATGTGTGGAACCTTGACGAACAAATACCGCCGCGCCCTCAAGCTTAGCCGCTGTATTAGCATCGTCAGATCGTGACATACCCGCGCCCGCGCTTGCAAAAACATAGATCCCGTTTTCGCTTGCATCCGTTTGATCCTTGATCAATACGCGGTCATTTGCTGAGAGTGTTACACCGTCGATCGCTGATGGTGCACTTGAAAGATCAACGTTTGCAACGCTTGCACAGATCGCGCTTTCCTTCCAATGCACTCCCTGAGCGGTTGAATCAACATATGCCTTTGTTGCGGCGTGTGCGTCCGCTGTCGGCGTGGCTACGCTTACGGTACCCGATGAAAAGTTAAAGGTTCCTGTCAGGTCAATCTTTGCCGATGTAATTACGTTATTTGCAAGATACGCCGCGCTGTCAATTGCGCCATCTGCGATTTTGGCCGATACTACGGAATCAGCTGCGAGTGCTGCGGATGCGATAACACCGGATCCCAAAAGGTTTGCGTTGTCAATGATTCCGGTTGCTAGGTTGGTTGATGTTATTGTTTGGCTCTTAATCTGCGAGCCTCTGATTGATATGGTCATGGGGGTATTACTCCGCTGTGGTGTTGTATACCGCCTCAAGGATGTCTCCCGTTAGCGGTGGGGTTGAAAACTCAAAGTTGCGATCATCAATTATGCTGATCTGTGTTGCTCTTTGTTTTAGCCCGTTGAGATACACCGATAGAGATCCCGCCGTAACATCTTTTGTTGTCGTGAATTGTGTGTTTGAACCATTGCACAAGCTTGAGAAATCATCGATCTGGATGTTTTGCCCTGTGACCGCGCCTATTTCTGTACCTGTGCCGCCTTCATCATTGTACACGTTTGCAATTGGCATACAAAAACCCTAGTATTGATATGTCAAAGCGGCGACTGATACATCAGTCGTGCCCGTGTTGGTTCTTACATGTAAGTATAACACTTTATCTTGTATATCTCTTAAGATTATATCAAGCCTGTACAATACTGTTCCTTTTGTATTGGTTGTTAGTCCGGTTTGTATATCTGATCGTGTTTCGGTCATTACAAATTCATCACCTTGCGAATCACGGGATAGCGATGCAAATATTTTTGTTGCGCTTGATATGTTTGTAAGTTGTACCTCAAGCATTGAGGCCACAACATTGATTTGTGAGGATCCGTATTTGGTATACTCAAGGGGTATGCTTTTTGCTGTATTATAGTTTGTTGTTATGCCTGTGGTGACACATGCGCACCGCATTTGATCAAGATTTAGCCCCATTGTTTTTGCCCCTCATTGGATTCATATACAAGGCTATCTTAGCACGGTATAGCATCATACGCACCTTGATCATGTTGCGTGCGTTGTAGGGGTAAAGGAGGCGAAACAACTGCACACAATAAAGCGTATCGTCTAGGGCCTCATGGGTTTGTTTTGGCCAACCAAAGAGATCGGCAATTGTGTGCATTGATACGCTTTTGTAGCCCATCGGGATCAGCACTGCGCTTGCAAGTGATACGGTATCGATCCCGCGCCTCAAGATTTTGCGGCCGTTTGTGTGTTTATTGAGGTGTGCAAGAATAAAGCCCCTATCAAATGGCCAGTTGTGTGCAACGGGTATACAATCACGCATAAAATCCGCTATCAGGTTGCCGGCTTCGGTTGGTTCGATTGCATCACGCCAACGGTAATCCGAATAGCCATTGACGCGCAACGCTTCGGGATCCGCTTGTGTGATGTTTTGCGGTTTGATTTTGATGTGCAGGCGGCAAATTTCCTCAAGCTGTGCATTGAGCTTGATGCCGCAATATGCGATCATTTCGTGTTTACTGGGATACAGGCCCGTTGTTTCAGTGTCTAATACTACATACATAATTTTGATTGCCTCTTTTGTTGTACAAGATTGATACATTATGTTATATTGATTGAGACAACAACAACAATCAAACAATAGGACATTATATGGCTGATTTATTTATCAAGATAACGAAGGACGATGCGCGAGCATTTCAAGATTTGAGCAAAGCCGCGATCCTTGTGCTCATCGAAATGCGATTTTTTGCGGGTGCGGATGGTCAGGCGTTTCCATCCAAAGGCACGCTTGTTGAGAATACGGGGCTTTCACTTGGAAGCGTCAAGCGGGGCCTCAAAGAGCTGCGGGAAAAGGGCGCGATCAATCTCAAGAGCAGCAAGCGAACATCATCAAATATCTATGATGTAGGGGGGATCATTTCTAAGCCAAAGGGGATCAAAAATGATCCTTTGGGGGATCAAAAACGATCCTTAGGGGGATCATTTCTAAGCCTTAGGGGGATCGAAAATGATCCCCTAAGTAGATCCAGTAAAGAGATACAAGAAATAGATCCAATTAAAGAGAGTACTAAGCCATCAAAGGAAATTAAACCCCTCATCAATGATGAGGTTGATTTGCGTGATCTTTGGTTGGGTGAGTTATGGGCAAAGCATGCAACGTCTCAAGGCTGGCAAAGCGTTGATATACAATCTGACTTTGATAGCATAAAGGCGGGCGCAACCGTGTTGCAAGTCTCAAAGGCCGTGCGCAAGATCGACACGTACATTATTGAGCACAGTGTAAACGGCATGTATGTTGGGCGCAGCTGGGCCTCAAAGTTTCGTGATCGTTGGGTTGCCAAAGAGAGCGACAAGCCGCCAACGCGATACGACAATAACAAAATGAGATTGAGCACGATAACGCTTGAGCCTGAGCTTGTGGAGGAAATAAAAGATCAGGCTTTGCAAGCTGTTGAAAGCAGCGACAAAGCGCAAGCGGCCGCAATGCATGGCAACGGCAAGGCGCAAACCCTTTGGGCGCGTTTTCGGGCAAATACAAGCGATTACGAGCAATGTGCAAATGAAGTTTTTGATTGGGTTCGTGGTGGCAACTTGACCGATGAGATCCGCAATGAGATTGAGGCCGATCCAAACCTTGAGGATTTTGCCGCCCTCATACAATGTGCAGTGATATAAGGGGGTGATGTATGTACAGAGTAGATGACAAAGTTATTTTTAGTGTATCATGGATGCGTATGCCCGCCGTTGGCTACATTGAGCAAATAAACGGCTCACAGGTTCATTGTCGGTTATCCGTGCCTATGATGGGCCGTACACACGAAAATGTACGCATCGATACGCTCAAGCCAACCGAAGAGCTGAAAAAGCAACGCGATGAAGAGCGGGCCGGTGTTATTTTGGACATACAGCCCAATAACAAAAAGAAATCAATTAATGAGCTAGTGGAGGAATTAACCTATGCCAAAAAAATACGATTACAAAAAAAATACGGGAAGTGATCAAACGCGTGTACGGATCATGCTGAGTGATGAGCAGCTTGAGCAACTGCAAAAGATCGCAAAGCGGCACAAGCTCAGCGTTGATGATTTACTTGATCGATATATCAAGCGATGTATTGCGGATCGTCAATATCCTTGATATTATTGCTTAGGCTGCACGGGTTTTGTTGTTGTCGATTGTTCTTTGTACCCGTGTAGCCATTTTTTTTTGACATAGTACACAAAAGTAAATATACAAATATTGTATTTTTACAAAGTACAAACCGTGTAAGATAGCAGAGATCTTACGAGGTTTATTCATAAGTAAGTATCGCTCTAAAGTTTGCCGACGTTTGAAAGATACTTGCTTTTTTTTTGCCTTTTTTTTTGACAGTACCAATACATTATCATATAATGATTAGGACAATAACAACAAACAACAAGGATCAACAACATGACAACAAACGAACAAAAAGAGCTAATCGAATTTCTTGATGAAGTACTAGCACAAAAGCCCCTCAGTGATGATGAGCTTGATGCAATGTATGCGAAACACCTCAACGACAACGACAACCAATAAACAAGGAGCAACGACAATGAGGATCATCAAAACAAACGAAAAAAAGCCATGTTGCAAGTGCAACGAGATAGCAACAAATACCGTGATACACGGGGGCAAGCACTTCTACACATGCGATTTGCACACGCCAACACAGATCGATCTATTGCGTGCAAATGATCAGATCGTAAACCTCAAAGGCAAAGAATATGTATTGTTTTCGGGCCTGTTGGATCTTGCACATCGAAACGGCCTTGAGAGCATGACAAGCAAGTTGATCGATTATTCGATGTTGGAACAATACGCAGTCATTGAAGCAACCATAACGGGCACACGCGGCACCTTTGTTGCATATGGTGACAGTACACCAGAGAACACGGGCAAGATGGTACAGAGCGCATTTATTCGCATGGCTGAAACCCGCGCATTTGCAAGGGCTTTGAGACTGTACACAGGGATCGGCATGACAGCACGCGAAGAGCTACCCCCACAATAACCAAAGGAGCAAAACCATGAAAGATAACGATAACATACTCAACGCAGGCGGTAACGCATACAGCGGCCGCAAAAGATCGCCAACTTTGAGCGTTGTATTTCCTGACAAGATGCTGAAACAAATACAAAAGCAAGCGTCAAAAAACGGAATCAGTACAGGTGAGCAAGTGCGCCGCATGTGCGCAAAAGCAATGGGGATCAAGTAATGGGCCAACCTGCAAAGATCTTGAATGATCAGATCGTGTCTCGTTTACTTGAGGCGGCATCGAAGGGCCACACCCGCGATCAATGCGCATACTATGCGGGCATTGATCCCTCAACGCTGTACCGATGGATCAACCTTGCAAAAGAAGGGCGGCAACCGTATCGATCATTTTATCGAAAGCTTGAACAGGCACGAACCAAAGGATCACACCAGCTGTTAGAGGTGATTCGCGAAGCATCATCGCATCAATGGCAAGCGGCCGCGTGGCTTCTTGAGCGTTGTCATGGATACGTCAAGGACGGCCCGCCGCCTGTACAAATAACGATCGATGCTGAAAATGTTGACGTGCAAACCCTAATCAATGAATATAATAATGAAATAAAAGTGCTTATCGATGGGCCAACCATCGATCTAGATGAAGACTAACCCACAACCCGAAAGGAAAAACAATGAACATCAATCACAAAATACGCAAAGACTTGATCGAAAGATCCCACCCCTCACCATCACACGCCGCGCAAATACTCGCGTACTTGATTGCAAATAGGAAAAAGCCGGTTTCGCTGTCTGTGATATCAGAGCAAATGCGAAAATCAGGCCCTGCAACATGGCCCGCCGCATATGATATGGCCGCAATGGGCAAAATTGGGTTTGCCGATCGCAAGTATCACCTTTTTGATACACATGCAGAGCTTAAAAAACTATCAAAGAAACAACGGATTGCAGTGTGGCACAAAGATCTTGATATAAAGGTTGCGATACGCCCAAAATGGGCAACCATCACAAATAATCAGCCACAGATCAGCCGTGAGCAAATACAAGACTCATCGATCTCTTTGGAACCTGTACAACCTTCACTTTTTGACATGGATCCAATGCACATGAGCAATGATGAGCTTGATGCCATGATAAAGCGGCTCAAAGCCCTCAAAATCACGCGCGAGATTGAAAAGCGATACGAAGGCGCACCCACAAAACACAAAGAGGCTTTATCAAGCGTTTTGAAGGCTTACGGTGTTGCGGATCCGGTTGCCCTTGTGCATGCCGATGAGAAGATCACATTTTTGACTTTGACAAATACAAAGGCGATGCCTTTACAGGTTACAATAAAACAAGCGGGCAAACCGTGTGAAACCGTGTATCTTGAGCATATCACTTTGTACCGTGCCCCCGTAATCTCAGCGATTCAAGAAGCATACAAAGCAGCCACACAAAGAGCAAGTCAATGAGGCGCGCTTTTCGTGTGGATCTCTTAATCGATACACCTCCAAAGAAAATGAACAAATACCCAAAGCGCAAAAGCGTGAGCCGCAAAAACAAAGACTTTGAGCAGCTGCTTAAAAGTTGGGTACGTGAGGCGGGGGATCGATATGACAAAAAAGCACTTGCGAAGCGTGCACACGTACAGATCGCAACCGTTAATAAGTGGGTACAAGGATATCAGGCGGGCAAGTACAGCATATGGCCGATCGCCTCGTATTTTGGCGTGTTGCTCAATCGACAGCGCAAAGAGCTTTACAAAGAGCTTATATCCATTTGCAAAGAGTTTTGATTGTGTCTTTACCCCGTGCCCGACGTCAACTTCTTGAGATACGCAAGGCTTACCCGTTGGCGTTGTCGCGCCTTTGGGTGCCTTATTGTCACAGGTGGGATGGGCACGGCAAAAAGAGCGATCGCCCGCGCGGTTGTGGCCGGCCAATGCAAATGATCGGTATGGGTACATATAAGTGTGTGCATTGTGACATCGAAGAGCGGCGCACATCGCAACGTGAGGCCGCGATCCGTTTCGCGAATACAGGTGAGGCGTTTTTGTGTACAGGCGGAAACCGTGCGGGCAAAACGCAATTCGGCGCACAACTTGCGATCGCAATAGCCGCAGGGCGTGATCAATGGTGGGTTAAGGAGTGGATGAGGCTCAACAACCTACCTGAGAACCTGATACAGCGTAAGCCGCAAACTGTATGGTATGCAGCTTTGTCGTATGGTGATGCGCTTGAATACGGGCGGCCAAAGCTTGAGCAATACGCCCCACAGGGCACAAAGTATACGCGTTGGCGTGCGCAAGATCGTGGCTCAATGAAGTTGCCCAACGGTGGCCGGATCGTGTCTTTATCCGTTGATGCGGGGCGAGAGAAGTTTCAAGGCGCAAGCGTCAAATTTGTGTGGATGGATGAAGAGCCGACCGTCGATGTTTTTGATGAGTGTATGTTGCGAACAGTTGACACACAGGGCAAGATCCTGATCACGGCAACACCGCTAAAAGGCTTGTCGTTTTTGTATGATTTCTTTGTGGACCAACAACCGCAAGGCTTTGATCGATATGCAATCAGCGGGCTTGATAATCCTTTTATCTCAAGTAACAAGCTCAGGCGGGCTGTTGCACATCTAAGCGAAGCAAGCCAAAATGCGCGATTGTTTGGCATGTTTACCAGTCAAAGCGGGTTAGTGTATCCTGAGTTTGATCGTGCTGTGCATGTGGTTAAACCCTTTGAGATTCCTGATCATTGGGATCGTGATTTATGCATAGATTTTGGAGTCCGTAATCCGTTTGCCGCACTTTGGATAGCACATGATCAAGATGAGGATGCCTTGTACGTCTATCGCGAGTACTACAAGACCGAAAAAACCACACTTGAAAACGGGCGTATGATTCTTGCATTAGGTGCAAAGGATCCGGATCTGCGGTGGGTTGTTGCGGATCCTGAGTCAAAAGACGGGCGGCTATTGTTGGCCCGTGAGTTGGGATTGCATACAAAGCCCGCACCAAAACACATCGGTGTGATGGAAACAATCAATCAGGTAAAGGATAGGCTCAAACTTGATGCAAATGGACGGCCTGCGCTCTATGTATTTTCGAATTGCAAGGAGCTGATCAAAGAATTTCGTAAGTACAAATGGAGCAAAACCAAAGGAAAAGATCGCCCTGAAAAAATGCATGATCATGGGCTAGATGCGCTTAGATACGAGATTTCATTTTTGTACAGGTATAAAAAGCACAGACAATGAAAAAAAATACTTGCCTTTTGAAATAATACAATATAGTATATTGGTATAACCAACAACAAAGGACAAACAAAATGACTAACGACAAAGCATTCCAAATCATCACAAGCGACATCAAAAACACAGCACACCTTAAGAGCATCAAGATTGAACCAATCCTTAACGTTGACACAAACACTGTTGATTCTTTTTATGTTGTATGCAGCTTCACTGTAAACAACATGATTGAATATGTCTCAACATACACAAGAAAGGCAATCATCAATAACAAATCAATCGTTGCAAAACTATAACAACAAACCAACAACAACCGCCCCGCAAGGGGCACAACAAAGGACAATGACAATGAACAAAGAAATATACAAAGCACAGTACAAAACCGAAATCTCACAATACGATTACATTGACAAACTTGATGCGCTCAAACTATCAAAGGAGTATTACAAAAACAAGCTCACACTAAAAGAGCGTCTTGACATTTACAACACCGTTTTTGATTACTAGAAACAAAGGACAATGACAATGATCGACAACTGGGATGATATACCAACAACAAAAATATTACACGGGGATTGCATGCAACTCCTCAAAACATTGCCTGATTGCAGTATTGATGCAATTTGCACAGATCCCCCCTACGGCATGTCACCGGATGGTATCGCACGCACATGGGCTGACATCGAAGAGGGGCGCAAGCTCAAAGGTTTTATGGGCAAAGAGTGGGATCAGGCCGTGCCCTGTCACAACTTCTTTGCTGAGTGTTTACGTGTCTTAAAACACGGGGGGCACATGATAGCCTTTAGCTCAACGCGTACCGTTTGTGCGTTGGGTATGGCTGCACAAAAGGGCGGGTTTGTGATACGTGATATGATTCACTGGTGTTACTTCTCAGGATTTCCAAAGTCGCACGATATAAGCAAAGCGATCGATAAACTTGATGCGGTAGAGATCAGACGAAAAAGAAATCTATCATTTACAAAATGGATGAGATCAACAGGCTTGAGCGCATCACAGATTGATAAAATTACAAATACGAACATGGGGCAACATTACACAACAAAAGCAAGTCAACCATCAATACCAACAAGAGATATTTTTGAATTGATGAGGCCACACATAAAAATTGATGTTCCAAAATACATAGAAGATATGATCAATCAAAGAACAATAGAAAGTCAACAATACAAAGATCGTGTGGATACTGGGATTATTTCAAGCGTCACAGGCGAACGAAAAACAAAGCGGACATTTCAAACGCCTGAAAAGATCAACACAATCACAAAACCCGCAACACAAGACGCTCAAAAATGGGTGGGGTTTGGCACGGCACTCAAGCCCGCAGTTGAACCCGCTTTGTTACTTCGTAAGCCGCTTGAAAAGGGTTTGACGATTGCACAAAATGTGTTGAAACATGGCACGGGTGCGCTCAATATAGATGCGTGTCGTTTTGGTTATGGTGATCCTTGTTGGGTGGGGCCAAATGAAAACGATAATTACAGACCACCACATGTAAACAAAGCAATTAAAGACATGAAAAGTGATACGCAATTCAACGCCTCAAAACAAGTAATTAATAATTGGTCACCTCAAGCCCGATGGCCCGCAAATCTTTATCAATGCGCCAAAGCCTCACGATCTGAGCGTGAGGAAGGGCTTGATCATTTGGAAACAACCAAAGGTTTTGAGGCGGTACACCGCAAAGAGGGATCCGCAGGTTTGGACAATCCGAGAGCGGGCGCAGGTCGAACCGCAAACGAGGTGCGCAACATACACCCCACAGTCAAGCCGATCAAGCTGATGCGTTGGTGCTGTCGATTGATTGGCGGGCAAAAGGGATCAGTGATACTGGATCCTTTTACGGGTAGCGGAACAACGGGCGCAGCTGCACTTCTTGAGGGCTTTGATTTTGTTGGCATGGAAATTACACCGGAATACTTGCCAATCATTGAGGGGCGTATTGATGCAGCTCGTAAACAGTACAAACTTGAAAACGCACAACTTGATTTGTTTTGATATGAAACTTGTACCTTTGAAACGAAAAGAGGCACAAGCCTTTGTTAATTCTCATCATAGACATCACAAGGCCCCAATTGGTGATATTTTTAGGATTGGCCTGATGAAAAATGAAAAACTGATCGGCTGCATTATGGTTGGGCGGCCTGTTGCACGCAGATTGGATAACGGCACAACGCTTGAGGTTAATCGGCTTTGTGTTCTAGATGGATACAAAAACGCATGCTCAATGTTGTACAGTGCAGCGGCAAGGGCGGGGCGTGCTTTGGGTTACAATCATATACTCACATACATTTTATGTATTGAAAGCGGGGCCTCACTTCGTGCAGCTGGTTGGCAAAAAGAGGGCACAACAAAAGGTCGATCGTGGTCTGTGCCATCAAGACCGCGTGAACAAAAATCATTATTTCAAGAATACGATAAAATACGCTTTGGGCGTGATCTATAAAGGAGCAATTATGAGCAACGAGCAAAGACTTGAAAAAAGGATCATTGGGCTTGTCAACAAAATAGCTGAGGCCCGTAACCGCCTTTTGAGGCTACATATACAAATGGTTGATTGCCAAACCAGATTAAGCAGATTGATCGATGAATATCGTAAATCATGCGGGGATCATGGTGTTGATATGCTCTTTGATGCGATCATTGATGATGGCGTACTTGAGCAACGTGACATCATGATCGCGTTTGAGTACAATGAGAAAATGTATAGGGATGCGCTCAAACGATACTTTGATCGAAAGAATCAAAAATAATCACCTTGATTATTGCTTTTTATTTGCCCTTTTCGTTTTTTCAATATAGTATATTGGTGTAGGGAAAAACTACAACAACAACAAAACAAAGGACAATAACAATGACTATCTCTTTTCGAATTACAGACCTTGAAGAAAGCCGCACTTACTGCAAACGATACAACACAATCAATGAGCTAAATGATGTACTCGCTTCACTTGCAACCAAAGGCCGCAACTATCTCAAAGTATGGATTGATGTTATCGTTGACGGTGCTGATTACTTGACTGATATACGTCTTGATGTAAGCGATGATTACAAATGTTTTATTCGTGCGATGGATTATAGAGCAGAGTTTTACACAACACAAAAAGGCATTGATTACGCTAGCAACATGAAGAGATACTATGATGATGCAAAAAGTGCACAGTACTTGCACAACCTATACAAAAGCATTTCAGATATGTGCAAAGAGCAACAAGAAACCAAACTTGATCAAAATGCTGATTGTTGGTTGTGGATGTGTGGCGAGTAGTCACAACAAACCGCAATACACGGCCGCATCATGCGGCCTTTGTTGTATTTGGGCAATACGCGTATGATCGTGCTATATTTGCAAATGTGAGGTGATACCATGAGCAAAGATCTTCCATCAAAGCCCGTATCTTTTTGGGCACGCTTGATCGAACCAATAACAAAGGCTTTTGCCAAACCCGTTGAGAAACCTGAGCGGCCCGCACACGGTGCCGATTGGGATAGGGCACAGGGCGCGCGCAATCCATACCCCGCCGGCGTATCGATGGCTGCATTTTCGCAACATGGATACGTATTTGCGGCGGTTTCAAGAGCTTCACAAGATTTGGCGGCTTTGCCTATCAAGCTCATACGCGGGCGCGGTGAAAATAGCGAAGTACTCACAGATCACCCGTTTTTAGATTTGATGGATCAGCCAAGTACATACGTTGACGGCTTTTCATTTCGTGAGCAGCTGATTGTTGACTTGATGCTTACGGGCGGGTGTTATGTGTTGCTTGCGGGGCCTCAAGATGTACCGGCCTCATTGTTTCGATTGCATCCTGAGCAAACGCGAATCATTACCGATCCAATCATGGGGATCAAGGGTTTTGAGTTTGAGGATAGCGGCAACATTGTATCCTATCCGATCGATCGTGTCGTATACGCACAAAGCGCATCTTGGGGCGCGGGCGTCAATGCTTTGTATGGTGTCGGGGGGATCCAACCTTTACAACGCGAAATAGGGGCCGACATAAGCGCGCAAAAGTTGGCAAGTGACTCAGCGAAAAAGGGGCGGCCGGACATTTTAATCAGTCCCGCTGATGAGGCTGACATTTGGGACTATGAACAAAGGCGATCCATACTTGATGCATACAGGGGCATGAGTAAAGAGGGCGGCGCAATGGTGTTGAGTGGTCAAGTGAAGATTGAACCATTGCAGATCAGCCCGCGTGATCTGGAATTCCAAGCGGTGCGAGACTACACAAGGCAAGCGATCAGCGCGGTTTTCGGCGTGCCTCCTTCGGTATTGGGCGATAACAGCGCAAACTTTGCGGTATCACGGCAACAGGCGCAAAACTATTGGGAAGTACAAACCAAAAGAGGCAAGCGTTTGAGCTTCCTTCTCACACAGATCGCAAAGCGGTTTGATACTTCCTTGCGTGTTGAGGTCGATTATTCAGGCGTTGAGGCTTTGCAAACAATACGTGATTCACAGCTTGACCGTGTAACAAAGCACATTCTTAACGGTATGGATGCGGCTGATGCGTACATGTATGAGGGCCTTGAAGATGCGCCAATAATACCACAGGATGAGCGTGAAACACCTGCACAAGATATAGGCGATGAAGAGGGGCAAAACGTGCGCGCCCTTGAGTTGATCTTGCGTGCAATCGGCAAAGACCAAAAGCAAGAAACAAATTACGGCCTCAAAAGCAATGCCGCAAAAGCAATGGCCGCGCTTCCTGAATCAACACAAAAAGCTTTGAAAAAAAAAGCACAGGATCACAATGATGAGTACGGAGACAATCCAAAGAAAAAGCTAACCAATAGCAGTTACTTAGCGGTTTCATATTGGCGCGGTTTGGCGGCTTACGAGGGCAATCCTGAGAGCGTGCGCCCATCGGTTTCCAGTGGGCCACAGTGGGCAATGGGGCGCGTAAATGGCTTGTTGTATGCGCTTCGTACAGGCAAGTATAGAAGATCACCATATGATACGGATTTGTTGCCAGAGGATCACCCGCTGTCAAATGCTGAGGATGATGACGATAAAAAAAAACACTTGATTTATGGGTGGAAAGATCTGGATCTTGCACCAAAGGATCAGGGGTGGGGATTCACGAAGCGTGAGGCAAAAAAGATTCTTGGCGATGATCAAAACATGGACCGATATGCACAAGCCTTTTTGTTTGTCAATCGTGGCGGCGATGATGATCCGGCTTCGTATCGCTTGCCGATTGCAAAAATGATCAACGGTGAATTACAAATCGTGTTTCGTGGCGTTGTTGCTGCGGGATCGTCGGTACGTGGTGAGCCAAAATTTGGCGCGGGTTACTACAACCTGAGCGGAGCAACGCAAAAGGACAAAGAGCGGCTTTATGAGCAAATCAAAGAGCTGTATGATCGATTCGATGAAACCGCACCGATCGCCCCGTGGGAAAAGGAGCAAACCAAAAAGGAAGAGATCACAAACTTCCCTACGCAAGGCGATGATCGTACGGTATCCCTTGCAAATACGCAATACAGGGTTTTTGATGCAGACTATGCGCAAGACCTTAAAGACAACTGGCCGCAAATATGGCGCAAGGGTGGAAACATTGAAGGGAACAACCAATATAGACGGCTCAAGCCTATTGTTGATCGCTCTGATAAGGAACCAAAAACGGATACGGAAGAGATGGCAATACGCAAGCGTGAGGCATGGGCCGCACGTCATTTACAAGATTTTCGCCTTGCCGGTACTGTTGCGCAAATCAAGTGGTTTGTTGTTGGTGATCGTGGACAAACGTATATGAAAGAGCTGATTGAGGATGAAAAGAAAAAGATCAATGCACGCAAAGAGCGATCGGATATGTGGAAAGGTTGGGTTATTCGCGTACAGCAACCAGCTGAAAAGAGTATAGAGCGCGCTGTGTATTCATATCTCAGGCAATCACTCAAGCGGTATCAAGAGCGCATCAAGGATTATGTTGTAAGCCGCAAACACGCCGGATCCGCAAAGGTTACAAGGGCGGTGATCGATTGGTCCTCTTTGCTTTCGATGGCTGATGAAATGCGCATACTACAAAAGCAAATGGGCCGTCAATGGTTGAGCGTGTGGAGTTTGACGGGTAATGATGCGCTTGATGATGTCTATGCACGTGCACGAAAAACAAAACCGCTTGATCTGGTCTTTGGAAGTCGTGAGGCCGCCGTGAATGCCAACGATCTTGCATCAATGCAGATCAGCCAAACCACAGCCAACAAGATCAAGCGTATTGTTGAGGCGGGTTTACTGAATGGTGATTCAGTTGATGAGATGGCGCGTGAGCTTGAGCGTGATGTAATCTTTTCAGCAAAGCGGGCGCGAATCATTGCCCGCACGGAATCAACAAAGGCCGTGAATATGGCAACCGATCAAGCGTATACAACCGCAGCAAATAACGGGATCAACATCCGCAAAGAATGGCTTTCATCGCGTGATGATAAGGTGCGTGATACACATGTGGAGCTTGATGGTCAGATCGTTAATGTGAATGAAAAATTTGTTGTACCTTCGACGGGTGACAGTACAGAAACACCCGCCGGCTTTGGGATTGCATCCGAGGATATTAACTGTCGATGCACGCTCATACCCGTGATTGAGGATTAAAATGCTTATCTATGGTTTGCCTGATGACTTTTTGATCATTGGTATTTTGTTTGTTATTTTGATTATAGAGTACATTTGGACACATAATGATCGGAGAAAGTAAACGTATGATTGAGATAGTTATTGCGGGCGTTGTGGGGCTTTTGTTGGGCGTTGGCGGTGTCGTTGTGGTTCAGAACACCACAAAGCAAAATGAACCCGTTGTTGTGGCCGTTGGCGGCGATGAGGTGGCCAAAGGACAAACCGAAGTACAAAAGCAATTGACAAAGCTTGATCTTGTCAAAGATATATGCGCGCCTGATTTCATTGTGACACAAGCTCAAGGCGATCTTTTGTGCCGTGAAATGTTTTGCCGCATGCAGCAACGTGGGATCGATGCGCAGACATCACAAAGCGATTGCAACGAGATTGCCAACATCAGCAACACGAAAAGCATACAGGCCGCATGTGATGAGCTTGAGGGTGATGTGCTTGAGAAGTGCACAGATCTTTTTTTTAAGCGCAAATAAAAAAACCGCCCCGTGAGGAGCGGCTAAACAACATTAGATTCATGTATCAGAGATTAACAAGGATCACATTTTACATAATGTCAAAATCCTCAAGGCGCAAACCTTTTGTTTCCAACAGCTCAACAGTTTTGGTTTTTCCAACTGCTTTGATAAGTTTGCGTACGCTGCGCGTTGTGTGTTGTGTGTTCATGGGCTTTGTTCCTTTGGTTGTGGTGATGATGTAGGCGGCAACAATGCAACTGATGATTGTTGCGATGATAAGGGCGGGCTTGACGATATACACCGCAATAAATACAAGGGCTTGCATTACTTACCCCCTTTTGTTTCGATGGGCTGCGGTTGTACAAATTCAGCCTCATACAGCTCAACGATCCATTCATTAGAGTGCAAGATTTCGTCAAGCAACGCGGGATCGCTTTTGAGATATACGGCTGTTTTGCCTGATTGATATGTGATGATTACGCATTTCATTGTTTTTGTCCTTTGGTTTGAAGTTGCCCCCGTATGGGGGCGGGTTGTTGTTAGTTGTTGTAAGATTTAGAAGATGTATATGCCGTCATTCATATCGAATCCAGCCGCCTTTAGTGCGCCTTGTGGATACATTGGCTTGCCTTGTTTTGTCCATGAAGTGCATACATGCAATCCTTTTTTAAGACAAAGATTGTAAAGGTCAATTTGAGCAAAATTATGATAGCCATCAAGCAAGTTTTGATCTAGTGATTTCATAAACTGCATGTATTTTTTGCCTGATTCTTTGTTTGGGTTTTTCCAAAAGTCAATTTCTTTGGCGTAATCAGTAAGTTTTTTGTGTGCAATCTCACACTGCTCACGATCTAAGTTTGCAACTTTATCTTGTAAATCTTTGATTAATGATTCAATGTGTTTTGTTGCGGTTGTTACTGTGTATTTCGTTGTCATTGTTTTGCTCTTTGTTGTTGCGGTTGCTTCATTGCCCCCACACCAATACAATATAGTATATTGATTTCACATGCAACAAATATTTTTATTTATTTTTGTTTTTCCCCAAATACTTGTAATTCTTGTATATATTGCAAAGTACGGTACAATGATGTATATACACATATAGAGGTTTATATGTACATACGTAATTTGCAATGTGAGATCTTGCGTGAAGGTACAACAAAAGGCGATCTTGTGTCTTTTGTGGCAAGTACTGCAAACGCGGATCGATATGGTGACGTGATCAATCAAGGCGGTTGGGATCTTTCAAAGTTTCGTCAAAACCCTGTGATCCTTTTGAATCACAACTCAAATGCTTTGCCGATTGGAAAAGGGATCGTTGATGTTGTTGATGGTCAGCTCATGGTTGACATTGAATTTGACATGGACGATCCACAGGCCAAAGAGGTTGCGCGCAAAACAAAGGCGGGTTTTCTCAATGCTGTGAGTGTGGGCTTTAATCCGATCGATTCAACACCGCGATCAATGCTTGAGAAGTCACACCCTGCACACGGTCAAAGCGGGCAATACTTCGATAAGGCTGAGCTTCTTGAAATCTCAATCGTAACAATACCCGCCAACGGTGATGCAGTTGCGGCAAAATCTTTTAATCTTGAATTAGAAACGATTATCAAAGAATACATTATTTCTTGTGTGAGGAAAACAATGAATGAACAAGATAAACAGGTGTCAAAAGATTCGATAGAGATCGCCGCGCCTGATGGTCATCACTGGATGGATTATGAAGGCGGCCCCGTTTTGATGGTTGGTGAAAATGCTGATCATGATGGTGCGTCATCAACATTTCGCTTTGAGATTGTCGAAGAGCATGATCCATCAAAATTAAAAGCTGATATCATGGATGATATAGATGATGATGAGGATTTAGAGCTTGACGCAATGAAGCCCAAAGATGATGACGATGAAGAAAAATATCATGATGAAGACAGCGAAGAAGACAAAGACAAAGAGAAACAATTTTTAACCCCACAAGAGCGCGCTTTTTTGGCTGCGCTTCTATCCTAATAAGGAGTAATAACCATGAGTGATAAGACACTTGTAAATGAGGCAAAAGCGATCCTTGAGGGGATCAAGACTCATCAAAAAAATAGTACTGAGAAGCTATCTCAGTTTGAGAAGCAGCTTGGAGATCTTAAGCGTGCACAGCGTTTGATCCAAGAAGCCAACGCGCAACCTGTGGCAACTGAGGAACACCTTAACGCCCCTGATTATGCGCTCAAGGGATTCGTTGGTGAAAAAGGGATCCGTTGGAAAACTGAAAACCGCGATGTACAAATTGCCGGACGTGGAACCGTACGCATTGAGGAAAAAGGACTACTTGATACTGATGCACCTGTTAATCAATGGCATGCTGACCTCATCAAGATCAACAAAGAGCGATCACTGGCTCGTATGATCATGACATCACCACACACCCCAAAGAGCGATCTTAAGCTGTGGAAACACATGCAAAAGGCACCGCGATTTATGCAACCATTGATTCAAAAGGCTTTCAATGATTCAGCATCACAGGGCGCGGAGTGGATTCCGGATCAATTTGCCGCAAACCTTTATTTTAACATCGAAGAACAAAGCCAATTGCCCCGCGTAGTTGCTGACAATCTTCAAAAGCAAGCTGTTGAGAGAAATACAATCTTGATACCTCGCTTGAATCGTGGCGGCCGTCCTTATCTCAAAGGCTCCGTATCAACTGACAACCCCGCACAATACACCGCGTCATCAGTTGTCACATCACAAAAGAGCATCTCAATCAAAGGCCTTGCGTCACGTTTCATCATTGATGATGCAGCTGCGGAAGATTCGGCTATAGCGGTTATTCCTAGCCTCCAACGACAAATTGTAGCTGATTTGAATGATGCAATGGAAGACGCTTTGATCAATGGTGATGACAGCGCAACACATCAAGACGCGATCGCTGATTGGAATATACGCGGCCGATGGGGTACAGGTAGCCCCGCATTAGGCGGATCATCCGATCACCGTAGATTATTCAAGGGTATGCGTAAGCAAGCATTTGACCGCTCATCAACTGCGGATCTGTCAGCGTTGGATTTTGCTAAGTTGCTTGGTCTTAAGGCTCAAATGGGCGAATTGGCAATGCAGGACGTTGTTATCTTTGCATCGCCTGAAGCTGTACTGGCTAACATTCTTTCACTTACTGAAGTAAAGACAATTGATGTCTTTGGACCACAAGCGACAGTAAAAACCGGACAAATTGCCGCTATCATGGGCATGCCGATCATCATGTCTCGTTTCCTCAGTGCTGATCTCAACACTGCGGGTAAGTATGACAACGTAACCAAAACAAAAACCGGCTTGCTTATGGCACACGCGCCATCATGGACAATCTTCGAACGTCGCGGTATCCTTGTTGAAACCGATCGCAAGATTGATGTTGGGGCCACTGAAATCGTCGCTTCAATGCGCGCCAGTTTCGATACACTTGACCTTGATGCAACCAAAAACGTTGCATTTGGTTTTAATATGGCAATTAGCTAAGGAGTATAATCATGGAATATAGAATACATGTACCCGCAAAGCACAGCACAAACTTAACTACAACCACAGTATTGCACTCAATCCCTTGTGATCGTAATGCAACACTCAAAAAGGTTATGATCTCAAGCCGTGCGGGAATCACACACGACGGCACAAATTACAGCCAAATTGCAGTCAAAAACGGAAGCACAACACTTGCGGTAAGATTGTTTAATGCTGTATCACTTGCCGCGTTGACAAATGAAGAGCTAGCCGTATCAAATGGTGACGTTGATTCATCGACATGCCTTAACGTTGAGTATGATTTTGCTGCATCCGGTTTGGCCGTTGATTGTGATCTCGTACTTGTCTTTGACACTGCGAGACAATTTTAATCATGGCAATGGTTACGGTTTCCACACTTAAGCAATACCTACCTGAGATCACGGGCAACAATGCCAATACTGATCTTGAGGCGTTGCTTGATCGTGTGGAGGCCGCGACCTGTCGCTATATGGGTTGGCGCAAGCCCAAAAACCTTGCGTCACCTCGTATGCTGGCGGCTACCTATCATTTTTTTTTAGATGGCCCTACATACGGAAATCCTCAAGTTTTACAATTACCAATGAGGCCCGTGCAATCGATCACATCAATACACATTGACATTGATCGGCAATACGGATCTGATACGCTTATGGATGCGGGTGATTACGAGCTTGATCAATATGAGGGCCGTGTGATCCTCAAGCCTGTTGAGTCAACTGATGTTTTTGAACGTGGATACAGGGCGATCAAGGTGATATGTGAGGCGGGGTTTTCAAATAGTGCTTTGCCTTCAGATCTTGAGCACGGGATCTGTGTGTGGGCTTCGCAGCTGCACCGCAACAAAGCCACACAGGGCAAAGACAGCATCACACAAAGAGCGGCGACAATCTCAATTAGTGCAAAGAACATGCCGCCCGAAGTAAAAGAAATCCTTGCGCCTTTTCGTGAATCAAACCAAATTTTGTGAGGTGATTCATGGGGAAAAAATTAACGCTTGCCCAGTTTCAACACAGAATGAGACGAGTTGATCAAAGGATTGTAAAAACACTTTTTGAAAAACTCCAAATCCTATCTTTGAAAGCTGAGAGAGAAGGAAAACTCAACGCAACCGATTACCCGCGTGTACGTACAGGCCGCTTGAGATCTTCGATTACTGGTCTTTTTGACACAAAGGATGGACGGCCCCGTATGCTTTTGCGTGCAGGCGGCAACACATCCGGCGCGCCTGTAAACTATGCGCATTTTGTTGAATTTGGTACAAAGTACATGAGGCCAAGATTGTTTTTGGGTAGGGCAATGAAAGAAATACAATCATCTGAGGTGCCCAAAGAGCTTCAAAACTTGCTATCATTAGCACTCAATGAGGATCGATAATGGCATCAAGAGCACGACAAATAACCGAAAAGATACGCGATCTCATTGCGGTTGATTTTACATCAGGTGAAAGCGGGATCGATATGCAAAACACGGTACAGATCGGGGCAACAATTGAGCCGCCGTATGTACCTTTTGCGTGTGTTTCATTTGCTCAGGCGGCTAGCGAGTACGGGCAATCACTGGGCCGCTATAGAATCACAAATACGTTTGAAGTATACGCATTTGTTGGCGGGGCCGATGTCGAAGAGCGCACAGTTAACGCTATGGATCTTGTTGAGGATATGATACGAGCACTTTGTGCTGATCGTCAAATTGGCCTTTCTTCGATTGTCGATGATATAAAATGTGCATTTCTTGCTGAGGACGGTGATCGATATGGGATCGAAGGGATCGGGATCGGTTATATTGAGGTGCAAGTATACAGCCAAAGCGATACGGGGATCTAATTATGACGTGGTTTAATAGTAGTTTCAAGCAGCGAAAGCCGATCGCGGTTGATGCAAGCGATACAGGCGCGGGAGCTGATGAAAACAGGGACGTTGAGATCGTGATTCCAAACGATTGGGATCTCTTTTGGGATAACATACGATCAGATATGTTTGATGTGGTTGTGACCAACAACGCCGGCGATGTATTGACATTCAAGCGCAAAGCGGGTGCGGACTATTCGACAAGGTCCCTAACCTTGCAAGTCGATGAGGTGAGCACAAAAACGCAAGCCGTAAACCGTATTTTTGTGTACTTTCAAAACCCAAATCAGACAACGGATCTATCAGTTGATGTGACAATGACAACGCCTTTAAGCGGGTTTATTGACTTATCGCGGCCATCGGCTTTGCTCGTATCGCAACCGCTGCAAAGACCGCCATCAAGTGAACCACAAACGGCATTTGTCAAAGCCTCAACTGATGAGATTGATATATATTTTGCAACATCGGGGCTTTTCAATATACGTGCAAACCCGTTTAATGATCGGCTAGGATTAGAGGGTATCAAATACGTTAATGTGTTGTCTCTTGATTCCAGCGGCACAAACGACACGGGGCGATATGATGAGACAAAAACACGGTTTATTGATGGCTTTGTGCGGGCACGGGCCAAAGGTGGATCAGACAATACAGATTATGCGCTTGTGTGCAGGATCACAACTACCAACTTACAACAGATCGATATCAGGTGCTTGATACAGGTACGCGATCAATTACCATCATAGGGGGACATTATGCCTTTACAATTTGGCCGATCGGCCTTTATCAAATACGAGCAAGAATCGACATACGGCACAGCTGTTACAACAACCATATCAAACCGTGTCACATCGGTTTCCCTTGGTCGATCTCAAGAGCGTGAGCGTACAACGCATTTATCACAAAGTGACGCGGCCTTTGCGGTATCCACATTTGACGCGTTTGAGCAAGCCGGTGGATCTATCGAAATGCCGCTATTCTACAAAGGCATGGGGCAACTTCTCAAGGCTGCGATAGGGGGAACACCCGCAACAACGGGCGCGGGACCATACACACACGTTTTTGAGCCTACAACTGTACTACCCTCGTTGACTATGGAATTTCAAAGAGGTACCGGATCCGTTGAAAAGTTTGAAGGTGTAATGGTATCATCAATGACCATATCTTGTGAGGCCGGTGCCGAAGCAAGCGCATCATTTGAGGTTATCGCTGAAACCGCAGCATCAAGAACCACAGCGATCACGCCTACCTTTGGAAATGGCGCGCAAGTATTCCATCATCAAGCGGGCACATTATCATTCAACAGTAACACATACACTGTCAGATCCTTTGAGTTTACTGTTGACAACAAGCTTGAGCGTGTAAATAACCTTGGATCGAAGCTCACAGGGCAACCACAAATCAGCGATGTGCGCGAGGTTACGATCACCTGTACGCTTGATCTTGAGGATAACAATCTTTACAATTCACAACTTGCCGGCGATCAAAGTGATGTTGAGCTTGCCTTTACAGCGGGTGCCGATTCATTGACATTCCTTTTGCGCAACGCCAAAATCGTTGATTATTCTGATGATGTAACTTCATTTGGACGCATCGAAAGAACAGTTAGCTTTTTGGGCTTGTCTGATATCGGAGCCGGCGAAACCGCTTTTAGGCTTACAATGGTAAATGATGCGGCAAATGCTACATCAAATTAACAAATTTTTAATATAGATCGTGGCTGTATGCTATTTAAACAAGGAAAATGCCAAAAATTGCAATTTCTGATCGATTTGCCTAGCAAACGCACGAACAAAAAAACCCACAACAAAAAAGAGGTGTAATGATGGATAAAAATATCCTTGAGGAGATCATTACATCCGCATCTTTTGAGGTTGATGCCTTTGATGGCTTGATCAAAATAGAGGGGCGGATCTTGTCTCCTAGCGAAGTAGAGGCCGCAGGGCTTGCAAGTGCGTTGCTCGCAAGTGCGATTTTTAAAGGCCAATCGAAAGAACAGATCCAAAAAACGCAAGAGATGGCGCAAAAAGTTGAGCGGGGTGAGATTGATGACATTGATGATCTTTTGTCAATGGTTAATCAAATGTCACCTGAGCAGCTTGAGCGCATGGCTGAGCGTGAGGATCGTTTGTTGATTCGCTGTGTGCGTCGATGCTCAAAAGATAATGGTGAGACGTGGGAAAACTTGCAACTCGTAAGCGCGATTGATCAGCAAAACGCAAAACAAAACAAGTTGTGGGTTGGTATGTTGAAAAGCGAAGATCGCAAAAAGATCCTTGATTGTGCCATGAGAGGGCATGAGGAGGCGGCCGCACGGCTTGCGGGGTTTCGTAAGTGATGAGGAAATTGTGCACATGTATGATATAATTGGGCGCACATATGGCGTGCTTCCTTCAGAGGTTGCTAAAATGTCATGGTCAGATCTTTTGATCAATGTGCAATGTGTGCGGGCAAGAGGAGACCGAATCAAGCGCATCCTTAAGCAACGCAAACGAAAAAAGGATACTATATTTCCTAATATATCAATCATCGATCTTGCGGATATACTATGAGCACAACCGTCGAATACATCCTTGAAGTTGACAGCAAAGGCGCACAAGCGGGCCTCAAGAAAACTGAGCAGGCCACAAAGCGCACAACAAGATCCGTCAAAAATTTACGTCAACAAGCGCGAGGCATGAGCGGATCTTTTCAGGCCGTTGGCGAGGCTGCAAACTTTATGGCTCCTGAGCTTACGGGTTTGGCTGATGTTGCCATGGCGGGCGCGCGGTCCTTTCGTGGTTTGGGGCGTGCGCTTGCGAGTGGTAACCCGTTAATCATTGGCGCAACGCTTGCGATTACGGCCGCAATTGCAGCGTATGCCGCATTTACAGCCGCAACAAAAGCCGAAGAGGCATCACAAAAGGCTTTGAGCAAAGCACTTGACGAAAACACAAAAAAGATCAAAGAAAATCAAGAGGCATACAACAAAGCCGAAAATGCGATTTTATCAAGCGCGGGCAAACTTAATGAATTGCGTTTACAATACGCTGTATTATCGGGTGACATATCAAAGGCTGAGGCGGCCGAAACAAAGCGGGCCTTTTCAGCTGAGCAAGCGGCGGCAAAACTTGAGACACAATTAGCAAAGCAAATCGAAGCAAAACAAAAACTTTTGCAAAACGAAAAAGATAATCTCAAGGCCGTCAAAAAGCGTATCGGTCAATTACAAGATGCTGGAAATTTTCAGGCAAGCGCAACCAGATTGACCGAAAAAGGACAAGAGGCGCGAAAAAAGGAAGAGGCCGTAATTAAAAATATCGGCATGCTTGAGCGTGATTTGCGTGATTTGCGCATTGATGGCACAAAGCGAATACAGGCGCAAGCGGATGAGTTTATCAAACTACAAGAGAACATATCCAAAGAGCTTGCAAGGCAAAAGCGTATTGATGAGGCCATCGCCCGTGCAAAAGAGCGACAAACGCAATTACAGGGTATTCTCAACGGCTTACAATCACAAGCGGCGGGCCTTGCGGATCGGTTGCTTACTGCACAAATGGCACGCATGCAACCAAATGAGCGCATTAATGCAGAGTACAACAAAGAGATCGCAAATCTTGCGACAATCGAACAAAGCATAATCAAGCAATTTGATCAGGCGGAAAAGGTAGCACTTACTAAAAAAGATGCTGTACAGTTGACACAGATTCAAGCCCAAAAAGAGCAAGCACTTGCAACCGTGCAAGCCTTGAGAGGTGAGGCGCAACTTGCTCGCGAAAAAAAGATCGCCAATCTAGTCAAAAAATCTTTTAAACTTCGCAAGTTTAACACTAAGAAAATTATAGATGGGATCGTAAAGGCATTTAAAGAAAGAGAAAAAGCACAAAAACAAATTGATGAAATGATCAAATCAGCGGGTGAGGATCAACTTACAGCCCTTGATAAAATAAACAACCTTGAAAAAGAGCGGCTTGATACTCTCAAAGAGATTGCAAAGCAACAAAATATCAATACACAAGCGGCACAAGATGCCGTTAAAGCTCGTGCTGAGCGTGAGCGTGCTGCATTGAGACAACAAGAGATCGCGGGCGGTGTTGGCGTTGCAACAACGGTGATACAGACAGCCACAGATCCAAACGCTTTGATCAATGCCGTTGGCGCGGCTTTTGGTCCAATCGGATCGGCGGTTGCCGGTGTTGTTGGGGCTTTGTCGGATTTGGGGCAACGAGATCCGGAGGAAATAAAAGAGCAGTTTAGGGCAACATTTCAAGGCATTGCACAGGGGATCAAAATCCTTGTGCCTTTATTGATTGAGGCGTTGCCCTCTATACTTTTTGAAGCGGCACAAATGATCGTTGATGCTTTGATACAGTTGCCCTTTGCAATCGTTGCAAGTATTGGCAAGCTCGTCATGTCTGTTGTTGATGGTATCAAAAACTTTTTTTCAGGTAAGGGATTTTTTCAAGCGATCGGCGATGCAATAGGCAAAATGTTTGAGCGGCTGATTGAGCTTATCACGGCACCGTTTGAGGGCCTTTTTGGCGGTTCAAAAATGGGCGGGGGGCGTATGCTATCCGGTCAAGGTGGGCTTAGGTTTACGGGTGCAAATCGTGGGCTTGCCATGTTGCATGAAGGTGAAATGGTTGTCCCTAGATCCGGTCAAATGTCATCAACTGTTGCGCGTGATGTATCTTCACAAATGGGCGGCGGCGGTGGCGTAAACATTACGATCAATAGTGCAATCACAGAGCGATCCGCGATTGATTCCTTAGTGCGCAAGATTGAGCAACGATTTGGATCCTTTGGCCAAAGTACAAGCCCGCTCTTTGGAGGCAAATAATGGGAAACGCAAAGTTTTTTTATTACCCACAACCGGACGGGCGGCATTTGGTTGAGATCGATATGCAAGAGTTGATCGCTGAGTTACAAAGCGATATTAGTCATGATGCGGTTGATGGAATCACACAGGGCGGCGGCATATTTCGATCGGTTGGTAGGGGTGGCGAGGCAATCACAATACAGCGTGATCGGATGCAGCTGGGCGAAGATCTTGCGATCCAGTTTGATGCACTACAAAACCACCTTGATCGCGGTTACTCATGTATGTTTATGACAAATCATGACAAGGCATGGGCGGCCGCTTTGTCATCGCCACCACAAGCGGGCCTTTTTACTGTAAACGTTAAAGATGCGGTATTTTCAGCGATTACAGGCACGGGCGTGGTCCCTGTTGCCGGTGATTATGTGGTCATTGAAACTGATAGCCCGCCCTATATTCGCGAGGTACAAAAGATTGAATCAATCAGTGTGACGGCCGCCAGTGGTGGATCCGTCACATTTACGCAAAGGCTAAACTTTGATTATTCAAATCGTCCAGTATTTATGCGTTACTATCGCTTTTGGCCTTTGCTCAAGCGGCCACAAAGCGACATAGGCACGCCAATCATAACAAACGAAAACGGGCGTTTGTTTTCGCTAAATTTGCGGCTTGTGGTTGACTATCAAGCTCTATTTGCTTTTCATAATGGTGTGGGCTTTTCGGTTAATTTGGCGGCTGCATCACCTGTGACGGGCGATCTTGAAAACAATGACGACAAATTTACGCTTGACACCGGCGGCCGGTTCATCAATGAGGGCGCAACGGTTACAGATTACGGCGCAAATATCAACACAAATGTCATGGATGCAGTGCGGCGCGGGCGGTTTTGATGGGTTGGTCAAGTGATTTTGTTTCAGCACTAACCGCATCATCGATCACGCCGATCTATGAGCTTGAGATCGTGCGAAGTACGCGAGGCGTAGGATCGCCCGCTACCCTTTTTACGCATCGCGGATCATTGCGTGTGACGCGTGCAAGTGTACAGGGCACGCAGGTGATCCCTCATAGATGGTCCGTATCTTTTGGCGGCTTTGAGGTTGAGTTAGTTGGCGATATATTGCAGTACACGCAAAGCCTCATGAGGGGATGTATTGCGTTTTTATCGGTTGAACTGCGAGGGCTTACGGGCAAAGAGTTGATCGCAATCGGACAGCTTGATCAAATACGTGGTCAACGTGGTGTATATCGGGCAACCTTTAAGGACATTTTATCAGCGTTTCAGAGCCGTATTGACTCGCGTATTTTAAGCGGTCGCGATTTTTCAAAACTGTTTTTTGATACCGATCTTGAAACAACAGTATCAAGCACATGGTCAAATGATGCAACCTTACATGTTGCCGATGGATCAGGATTTACAAAATCATCATCACACAGGGGTTTATTGTATTGTACACCCACATCAGGCGATCCTTTTTATCTTGGATGGGACTCGTATGATAACAGTACAAAAAGATTTACTTTAAGCAGTACAACCGGCGTACATCCTACATTAGGATCAAGTACAACTTTGCAAGTAGGCAACAAGATTAAAAATGCTGTACGCATCGCGGCGGCACCTCATGCCATATTTGCGCAGATCGTAACCTCAACAGGCGCGGGCACAAATGGGCCTAATGATGTCTTGCCAAATAGTTACGGCACGGGCGTCCCATTGCCTCACAGCTTTTTTGATGCGGCTGATGCACAATCAACAAATACATACATCACAAATGCGAGCGGTGGCCCGTATGGGCTTGACTTTTCAGCAATTGCACCGCTTGACAACGGTTTGAGATCGATCG